CTGACACTTTTTTCTTTCAAAAGAAAGTTTTTAAAAAATTATTTTTTTTTCTGACACTTTTTTCTTTCAAAAGAAAGTTTTTAAAAAATTATTTTTTTTCAAAGAAAAATTTCAGTTAAAGTTTAAAATCCAATAAATCATAAGAGATGATAGAGGTGTATACAGATGGGAGTTGTCTACACAATCCAGGTCCGGGTGGATGGGCAGCCAAGTGTTATGATCCAGAATTTGTAGTCGAGGGAGGGTTTGACACGACTACAAACAATATCATGGAAATGACGGCAGTGATTAAGGCACTCGAAAAATGTTTGGAAATTGGTGAAAATGACGTCATACTATACACAGATAGTAAGTATGTAAAGCTCGGTGTCACCGAATGGTCAAAAAAATGGATGGCAAATGGGTGGAAAACGAGTACAGGTACAGATGTCGCGAACAAAACACTGTGGGTGCGTATTTTTGAATTGGTAAAACACATGAATACAGTGACCATCGAGTGGGTGAGAGCACACTCGACCAACGAAAAGAATAATGAGGTCGATCGTCTCGCGAGACGTCAGGCGCATATTTTCTCCGAGTTAAATAATGAACACCCACCATTGGTGTGAGAAGGAAGAAAATCTTCTCCGCCGGTGGGCCGAAAAGGCTGCGGGGTACAGATGGTTACACAATCACGCCCGATTACACTATAAATGGATGACTGATATGCTCACATATCCGTGTATTATCATATCGAGTATTACCGGCGTTGGTGGTTTTGCCGTGTTGAATCCGAGTGATGATAATATTTCGCCGGAGATGAAAAGAAACATTCTTATTTTTCAGTATACATTTGCTGTGTTAAACGTGTTTGCGGGTATACTCACTTCTATATCTAAATTTAGTAATAGTTCTTCTATGATGGAGGCACATTCTTCTATGTGTATTCAATACTCAAAGTTTTATAGAAATATAGATATGGAACTCTCATTGGATGTAGAACATAGAAGTACAGATGCTTTAGAATTCGTGACTAAACAGCGTCAAGAATATGATCGGTTACTCGATGAAGCACCCGACATACCTTATAAGGCGATATATGCTTTTAATATGGAGTTTCCAGATAAAGAAAACAAACCGGATGTGTGTAATGGTTTAAGTGTGATAGGAGAACTGTCGTCGCAAGGTTCGGATTCCCGTGTAAAAGATGCGATTATGCGCTGGATGCACCGCGCAAAAAAATCGGTGGACTTGACAAAGGATGAACGGGTGTGACACCTAACAGTTGTTACGAGGAACTTTTTCTTGACTCCCCTAATTTAACACATTCCTTTCTTATGTTAGATATAGTTTTTAACATACCTTCGTGTATAAAATTGTATACGATGTGCATTCGCGCTTTATGAAAAAATCGTCTCGCTACAAACCATAGACGCATCTTAAAATAAGTTACAAAAATAATCCTAAGTCAAAGATAGATATATCTTTAATTAATTCAAAATGGAACTCCAACGCGCTATCATCAACGGTGACCTCGACAGGCTTCGAAATCTCGAGCATCAAATCCTTGAACACGTGAATCACGTGTACGAAGATCCTGGAAACGATGAAAACTTTAGCATTTACTGGATTACCGGTCACGAAGACAAGAAAATTGCTCTTGATATGTTCATGATGTTTATTAATACGTGTCAAACTGCACTCGGTGATTACTTTCACGATTACATGAGTGTGATGGCGTACCCAGCTATGGTAGGTGCGGTGTGTAGAAGAAATGAAGCTATCATAGATATTCTTAAAACATTTATGGATGAAGACTCTTATATGGATATTGTGTCTACATACAATTAAGTTAAAGAGTAGAAACGTGTAATATATAAGAAAAGGAGCTCTTATAACTCAGTTGGTTAGAGTGTGGTGCTTATACATGAGTATATTTGTGTAAGTTTAATCTTACAGAGGCACGCCAAAGTCATGGGTTCGATCCCCATTAAGAGCATTTTTTACATATGTGTCCCATATGTAAAAAATGTTCTCCGTATATAGATATAAATGGCATTCCTTCAGAACACGGCCATCCTCGTACCTCTCGTCGCTGCATCTGTGTATGGTGGTGTCAAGGTTGCATCCACCGATTTTTACCCCATGATAGACAACACCCTTAACCATAACACTTTGTATGGTATCATCATTCTCCTTCACGCCATGTTTGGTATCGCTCCAATCAGTGAAGTTCCAGAAAGAACGAAGACCGTGACATCGAGTGTGTGGTTCAAGCTTTTGTCTCTTCTTGTGATTTCATTTTCTGCAACCCGTGATTTCGAAGACGCCGTTCTCGTGCTCATAACTTTCCTCGGTCTGGTGCAACTCTTGCGCACAAAAGAAGAACGTAAAAAATACCCATACATAATAGCCTAAATGTTACGCGCATCCTATCAACCTAATGATATTTACAAGTACAGGCGTATTAAGATTCGTACTACTATACTTGAAACTATCTATAAAAAGCCATCTATAAGCATGAGTTCTGAACGACATGGTAATGATCGTTTACGTTTTAGGTTTAGGGAAGCGATCCGTGAAGCAGAAGAGATATGCGAAGAAAACAAAAGATGTAGAGAGTGTTACGAAGCCTGGTATGAGGTTGATGAACTTGAGGACTCACTCATGCGTCTCGGCGAAGAAGTTATCCAAGAGAATAGTATGAGATATGGGTCTGTTTTACGTCGTAATTTCAAACTCAGGTGGGGTGTTAAGAACGTTGAAGACCACCACGTGATTCCCAGGCAATTCAGAAAACACCCTGTGATTAAGTATTTAAGGTATGATGTAAATGACGGAAAGAATATAATCATGATGCCGAGATACATCACACCTGGAATGCGTGAGAACAGACTCACACATAGAGGTGGACACAAAAAATACAATCAGTATGTAGGTAAAATACTCGACTCACTCGATGAGCTCGAGGATCCCAAAAAGGATTTTGAACTGTTCACGGAGTTTTTAAAGACTGCGTGTCGGTTTAGACCGCAGGACATACCTTGGAAGTAACGGAGCGAGTAACATGCGGTGAATTTTTACACATGTCTTCGTATTCCTGTTTTGTAAAATCACGTGGTTCAGATTCCTCGTCCATGCGTATTAAGAGTATACGTCCATCCACGTCCATGTTAGAAAATGGTCTAGGTAATACATTTTCATTTCTTTTTAATTTAAATACACTTTCTTTACACTTTAATATGACTACAAGTTCATCCTCCCATTGTCCGAGAAAAGTTGCTTTACCCCTGAGTATTTTACAAATTTCATTTTTCTCGGGCGATAGGTCTACGTTTATTTCGTGTACACCGTTTCGTTTTTCATTTATTAATACAGCCTTTACCATCTTAAAATCACGTGATAAAAAAATTAATAGCCCTTTTCTAGAATGTCGGTTGTTGCGTCTGGGTATTTCTTTGAAAAGAACTCTTTATTTTCCCAATCACTGTGACCTATGAGACTCTTATGGGATCTGTCTATGAGCATACAGTGTCTGAGATCTTTGTAGTACACGCGAGCACCATGAAATATGATGTCTTCGTGTTTCATGTCTATGTGGTTATCCATGATTTCAAAATGGTGAATATAATTCTTCATGTTTTCTACATTAATGAGATAACACTTTGTGCTCGATATCCATTTGACTAATTCTAGTCCAGTTTTACTTGTATCCGAAGCGGGATATCTAGACAAACAATGAAAGAAACACAATTCAAAATCATCGCCCAACTCGTCGATCACGCTTTGTACTTCATCAAAAAACTTACGGTTTGTTATGACTACATTATCTTCAAACACGAGCGCGTATTTGTATCTTGAATTGAAGCACTTATCGTATATTTTCATGTGTCCCGCATAACATCCTATCGCTCCCAAGTTAAAGTATGTTATGTTAGGTCTAATAGCCGTTTTGTCGTGGTACAGTTTAAGTGCCTGTCTATAATATTTAGGGTCAACATTTTGCTTGTATGTTCTAGCGGATTCGGGTGTACGTGTGTCCGACCCTTCTACTATTTCGAGTGGTATGGTATGGTCATATGTGTTCAAAAAGTTACGTGCTCTCGAACCATGTTTATCAGTTGTGAGCATGTAACACTTATAATCAACACCTGGCTTGTAAAGTATGGTTTTCAATATGATAAGCGTAGCGATTAAAATTATTACAATAATCATACTTCTAAAATATGTAAATAAAATTATACACGGAGTGATGCAATAAAGTTCATAGATGTCTTGGTCTGTGCCCAGAAATAGTATTCACAGAGGGCTGCCTGTACCGCTGGGCATGGTATACCTGCGTGCATACAGTGAATAGAAAAGGTCTTTGCGTATGTAACCGTATTTTCAATAACCTCGTATGGGTTTGCATTTTTGAGCATATCGCATTCAAGTGTGCTCGATTGAATACAACTTTTGATTGCCGGACACGCCCGCGTGGATTCGAGGTAGATCATAGCGTACATGAAGCGAATGGTTTGAAGTGCAACCAAGTCATCGGTGTATTTATTAAACACCTGTTTTGTATCTGCAAGTTTCAAATCTCTACTCATAGAGCGCGCATTCGCAGTTGATTGTAAAATTGGTACGCACACGCCAGTCCTGAGAGCCTGAACAGAGCACCACGTAGATCTCATGTTTTCATGTGCGATATCTTCATATTTAGGTGCTTCGTACATACGCTTTATTGCGTGTTTCAAAATAGGTCCATTTATGTCCGTCTTCAGACCCTGATTTAACATTTGTATAATGGCTGGATCTTGATTGAAATATGCATACACATCGGCGTAGACTTGATACAGACTACACTCAGCTGCTTCATGCACGGATTTTACAAGATGTGCGGTACCTGGCTCGCCATCTAAATGCAAGAGTGTCTTCGAGAAGGTTCTAAAAAAGATTTCATGTGCGTTTACGACCTCTTCCGAACCATCTACCATGAGCAGTTTATCAGATAATCCAGCGGTGATGTAATGAATCCCCTTTTCTTCGCAATTTTTTGCATACGACTGGCTATTTTTGAAATTTTCAAGATTTAAATTGACGATCGTATCTTCCTTGTCACACCATTCTATCAATTGATCCATCGTCCTTTCGTGTTCGTAATCATCTGGATTGATGAAGGTTGCGATAGTGCGAGGAGTCGGCATGTTTAACGAAAAATCTGCGATCGTTTGATGCACTTGTGCATTCTTAAATGGTGTAAGTTTAGTCTTGTATTTGTCACACACATGAACGTTTTTAAATTGTTGCATGTCCCGAATAACCTTAAGGCTATCCGGGTTAACCCCAACGATACCATACGAAGACATCTTAGTTTTACTTTGTATTGATTCTTTTATATTCCTTCCACCCGTACATGGACATATCTGTATGGTCGCACCATTGATAGATATCGTCGTATCCCATAAAGTTGCGAGCGTCCATACCGGCATCTTTACATTGAAGACATGTATGCATGTTATCGTCAATGATTGTACCTATTGCGAGTGAACGACATATATCAAGCTTGGATATTTCAAAGTCTGTGTAACTGTTTGTTAATACGACATCATCGAATATACCTTCAAAATGCTGTGCAAGCCAGCTTTCTGTCCGGTCACGTACAATATCTTGTCTACCTGTAACTGCATACACCTTATCAAATTTACCACGGATTTTAACCATGCCTATCTGTGAGCCGGGAATGGGTTTGATTTCCGAAAATTCGCGTGTTTTGTAAAAATCACGGACCATAGCGGCTGATTCTTCTTCTGTTATTCTAAACATGTCTTTGTACACATATTCATATTTAGTGTTGTTACAAGGCATCTTTATACCTTTCCATCGAGCCATGGGTCGAACAAAGGGCATGAGGACTTCATCGATATCTATCGCTATACGCTTCATATTACTATAACATCATTCGTAATCTCTAAATGCTATTCCTACCGGAAATCTAGGTACACCGAGCTCTGTGAGGTTTTGGTATTTCACCGTGAGCATCTTTCCTATGTACATATCTCCATTCTTAAACATCTCACGTCTCTTTTCTTGTGTACCTTCCGGTCTCACGGTAAATTCCTGTCCTTTTGGTGTGACGCACACCCACGTAGGTGTACCCACGTCCTTCCCTGTACACTCTCGCATCCCAATGACTTTGTATTCATCGGTCACGAAATCTTTGTGTTTCAATAGGTAATTGCTTCGCTTACCAATTTCATACACACTCGATGGTTCACGAATCATAGTTCCCTCGTATCCAGCATCCATATACTCTCTATGTACAAGTGCTAAATCCTTCTTTGATTGTACCCACTTTGTTTCCACAGTGACTCTTTCTAACCGCTCATCAAATGTGAGATCGGGTCTGTTTGTATCAAAATAGTCAAACACGTGAAACTCGAGCGCCTTTGGATTTGTTTTGAACAGGCTTGTGATTTCCTCAAAACTCTTCGATGGGTCATAGCATTCACCATCGAGATATTCACCATCCTTGAGGCTCTTTCCCCAATGTTCTGTCCCAGGTACGATTTTACCGGTTCGAGACATACCACCCTTGTTAGACACGAGGAGACGAACCCCGTCTATTTTTGGTTGAACGTAAAAAGGTTCGGAGATGTGTTTTTGGCGATCTTCCCATTTATGAGCCAGCATCGGTGTCACAGGGATTTCCTTCTGATTTTCCCACATAGTCTTCGCACGTTTGAGAGCGCTATCATATCCAAGCTTCACATGAATTGTGGAAACGGATTCTTTTCCACCGACCAGACCAGTCTTTTTAACGATTTGGGCGGTTCCGTCCGGCAGCTTCTCGACACTGATATTAAAATATCGCTGTCTGCCTTTAGAATCTGTTTTAAAAATTGTTTCCATTATTTATAGTAAGGGTAGATATGATTCCGGTCGTAAATTACGAGCGAATGGAGAGACTTAGGCCTCCCCCACCCACGAATATTCCATTAAATGCGAATACCGCGTGTATAGTTATTATAATATTAGCTGTGATTGGTCTCTACAAAAGGAGTGTTGATGTTAGTCAATCGAGGTCACGACATTATACTTGAGACATTCTTCGACGTTCAAATAGATATCCTTCTTCATAAGCTTCTTGAATTCCTTTTCTGGGATTTCAGTCTTTTCACCATAGACCTTCGTGATCATATCCATAAACTTGGAGCACGAATCCATTTCATTTTTGAGGTCCTCGAACTTGCCCCAGAAACCATTCGTGGACAATTGGTGAATGAGAATGTGGGCGTTCTTACCCATGCGACGTTCATGACCCCCGAGCAACATGAAGGTCGCAGCGCTACAACACGCCCCTTGAGCGATGGTGACAACCTTGACTCGGGACTTTTCGATGATGTTCATCGCACTGAGCCCAGCAAACATTTCACCTCCATCACTACAGATGTTGATTCTGATTTCTGGCTTAAATCCAGGAAAGTCGATAGATTGCTTCAACAATTTGTTTTCGAGTTTCTTGAACTCTTCGGTAAACTCTAAGATATCATCCGTCGTCACATCACTGTAAAAGAACATTTCATTTCCAATGATGCGAGTCGTCTTGAAATCATCTTCAGCGGCAGCACCGATTGGCAAAATGGTAGGAGCTGGCATCTTATGTTATGTATACGTATACACGTTTTAAGTAAGTTTTGATTGATAGTCCTTAATCTTCTTCTTGATTTGTGATACCTCTCGTGGTTTGAGTTTGTTTCCTATACACAAGTGATTAATGACATCAAAATCCTGTGGTGTGAGTTCGTAATGTGTGTACATTTCCATATTTCCATGTTTTGCATATTCTCTCATGAGTGAAAGTTCGTGGTGAGACATGCCATTTGTTTTTCTTGAAATATTTGCGAGTTTTTGGCTTCTCATTTTGTAATTACCATATTTTGTCCAAAAGCTACCGGGTCTTATGATGTTTTTGTCTATCTTTTCACCCAGGTAATATGAGGTAGTTGTTATTATGGAATTTGTAAAGTATAACATAGAATCCCAAAATCCGTTGTATATACTCGTGTCGTGTAAATCTGCATCCGAAAGAGCTTGTGAAATTTTGTGTATATTTACATTTGCCGATTCTGGATAATTTTCATGTACAATTCCCCATATGTGTCCATGTTCACACATAGCATCACTACTGTTTACCAATTCACGGTCACATAATAGTGATATGGCAACTTCTTTTGGTTCGACGAATTCATCTTTTTCATCCGAAAATTCTATGTAATGAAAAAAGTTATGTATGTTTCCTTTACACCTTTCTGCCGCTTTCATGGCGCCATACACACCCGGTCTCAATGAAGCAATTTGTTCGGGTGTACGTTTTGGTATTATTATGAGTTTGAAATTTGATATGAGATACACACTCGTTGAACATACTATAAATGACCCTTTTGTGAACGAGTTGCCTTCAGACACTTGATCTACAATTTGTCTTTGTGCAATTACTTCGTGTCTATAGTCGTCTAAATATGTATACATTTTAGAATTTTTTAGTTCTTCCTTAAATTTTAAATCGGGTGTTATTTCTATTGAGTTAGATTCATCTAACACAGAATTAAGTATGAATGTTTTACCCGCGCCACATGCACCACATATCATTACATTTTTACCTTCATTCACGTAGGTACGTAACAGGTCTATTTCTTTTTGGTGGAGCGTGTTGGGTGCAATCTTTTTTTGTGTTTTTATTTTAACGAAGGTATCCATGGTTGAAAAAGGAAATGATGATCTCGCTAATCAGGCTATAGATATTATTTTTGAAAATAATGCGATTCAGGACAGATTGATAGACCCAATAAAAAGGAAGGTTATCCCTTACCTATTATGTTTTGGTGTCTTTAATTTAACTTTGTTTGTATTGGTTGCTTTTATAGCTAGCCGTGTGTTCACTCATTCCTCTTCTTCGTCTTCTTGAGTACCGGATTCCACGTCAATCTCACTTTCTTCGACAACTGTCTTTTTTGGTACTTTATTTGTGAATGATTCAACAATACTCGACGCTCGTCGGCGAATTCCAGTATTTTTCAAAGGATCTCCCATACGCCTGCTTCCGGGCATAACACGACCCCGTAATTCATCGAGTTCATCCTTTAATTCTTGGTCAGTCATGTTTCTTTCTCTAGGATCCTTGAGAAGACTCAGAATGGAATATTCCTTAATCGCCTTGAATGGTAATATTGGATCGATGTGTAGGATTTCTGGTTTCTTGAATATGTCGTCATTGGGGAATTCGTAATCGAACGCTTTCAATATCTGCTTAGGTATAGGTGGACTTTGTTCGATAAGACGGTCCATTTCCTGTTGACAATCGTGAACCATTTCGGCACCATCCATACTTCTGTTTACGAGTGGAAGATTGAGTTCAAGTCTAATTTTACGCGACAATTTGCCGTACGACTGTGACGCGGAACGGTGACTTTCCATGAGTTCATTAATCTTAAGGAACTGCATGATTGTTGCGATGATACCAGCTATGAGATTTAAACCACCAATGATTGATGGTACGGACGAACGAATACTAATCGGAAATTGTTCTTGTGCAAAGTTAGCCGTACCTGTGATGGTCGAAAGTACAATCACGGGAAGTGTGAACCGCATACTTAATTTTTGAAACATAAGGAAAGCTTGGTAATTCATGTATCTCCAACACGCGGCGGCTTCACCCCATTCTTTGAGAATCTTTTCTTGTTGTGTGTGCCATTTCTTTGGTGGTTCGGGTTTCTCTATGTCTTTGGGAAACCCCTCGATGGCGTTATTATTTTCTTGCTCCATATAAATAGATGAATATTATATTCTTCATTCACCTCGTATTATTTATTGCGACTCTCGTAATTCCTTTCCTGAAAAATACGCAGTTGCTTGAAATGTATAGCATACTCATACCATTCATCTTTTACCATTGGTCCGTGAATGACGACACGTGTGCACTCACGCAAATGGAAATGTACGTGACCGGAAATAACAAGGAAGAAACATTCTTTGGTCGTATCATGGGACCCATATATATGATGGAGGACACGGAAGCAAATAAATTTTTGAAAACTATATTGTTTTGCCTTTGGTTGTTCGTTCAATACAGACTTGGTCGAATTGATTTAAAATGAAACTAGCCTAAGTTGTGTACATTCATCTAAAAAACAAATGGATTACAAAGAACCTAAAAAACGGGTTACCAAGAATGATAAGAAACACAACAAACAAGTATATTCACAGAAACACATTAGAATAATGCAAGACATAGTATTAAAATCTAAGTCTATTAATAATGAACGCAAAGACTAAACACACGGCTATGCTCATAACTATATTCGTGCTCTTGCTCATAATTTTGTACATGCTCACGAAGCCTCAACCAGTGAAGCGAATTCATACGAGAGAACGCGTGCGTGTTCCAGTTCAAATACCGGTCGAACGTGAATTCAGAGAGCCACCAATCAAAGAATACAAACCACAACACATTCAGCAGATGGGTGTTCTCGTCGGTGAAAATAACGAGACTTTACCTTTGTATGGTAAGGAAGTTAGAGGTCGGAGAGATAGTTACCATTACTATACGGTAACACCCGGTGATCAGATGTACTCTCTTCCAGTGTCTATAGGTGAAAGAGACTGCATGGATGATATAGGATGTCAAGAAATTTACGGAAACGAAACCGTAAACGTTTTGGGACAAACTGGTGATTTTTCGGCGAAATTGTACCGAACCGATAATTTTTTCTAACTGGTTTTCTCTTCTGATTTAGGTATCATGCTCATGACTCTGTGAATTGTGTCGATGGTAACGAGTAAGTTCAGTACAAGACACGTTGCGAGCGATGCGTATCCAACTGGTTTCAACGGTACTGGAACCCCCCATCCTATTAAATTTTTACGCATAGCATTTGTTATTAAGATAAAACAACAAAGAATTGATAATGCGGACATTGAGTAATGTTTGTTTTTATCAAATGGGACGGTCACACTAAATGCATCTTGACCTGGAAATACTTTTATACCTAGTAGGTTTAATATAGGAAGAATAATAAAGGGTATCATATGTTATTTACATATATTTTATATCGAGGCCGAACTTCGTTTTCATGAACCGAATCGCATCTCGCATGTTTGGTTCGCTCCATAAGAGCCACCTCGACCAAAATCCCGCTGTCTTCAAACCCGAGATTCCCCAATCCTCGAGTTTGCTCTTCGTCACCCGTAACATGCGTTCGTGTACCTTCTGTGGATCACTGAATTTACGAGTATCTCCACCACCGTGTCGTAACACATAGAGACGCATACGCATGGGGTCTTTGTGTATGGTATAGTCTGTGTATCCTTTACCACCAAAGTCTACGTAATCACCGTCTTGGAAGGTTACTCTATACTTCTTATCACGCATCGGACTTTTCTTGAGAGTGACTTTCATTATTATGTACATCTGAAAATTTTCTAAAAAATTATTTTTTTTTCAAAACTTTTTTCTTTCAAAAGAAAGTTTCTAAAAAATTATTTTTTTTTTCAAAACTTTTTTCTTTCAAAAGAAAGTGTAAAAAATAAAAATTTTTTTTTATTCATTTTCGAGGAGACCACTGAATAAATTTAGGATATCGGCAAAATAGTCGAACGATGCACCTAAAAAATTACCTTCGTAATTGCGTCTCAGTATGTTATTGGTATCATATATGACAAAGAGAGCAAACAGTGGTACGATGAGTTCAGAGTATTTCTTACCCGTGAATAACCTTACCAAAATCAAACCTATGAGACACGTGAACAAAATCGAACCAAGCATTCGAAGATCATATCCGAGTGTGTATGTGATGACACCTAATACAAACATAGTGATGAAAATCGTGACTGCATCAAGTAAAGCTTCTTTTACGTCTCTCTTACCCCGTGTACCCAAGAACATACCCGCGACTGCAGACAAAGCAGTGAAAAGCATGAAACGCGTGATAATGTTCTTTGTAAACGCAAACATGAGAAGTGCGACAAACCACGCAACCATGTATGTGAGTGCATTTTCGGCGACAGCCTTACTCATTTTTGGATCTTCTATGGTAGCCTTCGCAAAGCCGTATGCCACGAGTGACTGAAATATCAAGTTTGCGAACACCTTTGATAGGAACATTCTATTACTATACACATGTAAATTAATTTACTTTTTCAAAAGGAGGTAGTGGTGGTACAAGTGAATACCATTAATGTACAAACCAATGGAGAGTGGTATCAACAAAGCTGGTCGCTTTTTGTACACGGCTGGAAGTGCCATGATCACCGCGAGAAGCACCATGCTAAAATAAATCACTGGTGGCGCAATCAAACCAGTCTGTGTTCTCGTGAGACCCATGAAGAAACGTTTATCGAGTGTGTCGACTTCGTCAGTTGGTTCTGGTGCGTAGTATTCTTTTCCTTTATAACCCGGCATTTATTATATATGAAGAAAATATTGAAATATCTACTATGTTCGGCTGTATTGGTGGCGTTCGATTACTTTAAGAATCCAATTGACCGCCTGTACTTTAACAAACCCCTCAGACCACTCGTTGGAATTCGAAACACACTCATAGATATGTTTTTTCATAGACCATTTTACTACCCAAAGGATTACAGTGATTTATGGATTATTCGTCTGTACTACAGAGAATTAAGGGACGCTGTTATTTCTGGTATGAAAAATGCTAAAAAGTATTATTTTCATGATGATGATTCGTGGTTCGAAAAGAATGAAAATTATTACTATTACAAAATCGAAGACTTTCCGCTCATAAAGAAACGAATCGACATGATACCATGTGTTGCGGGTGGAATGATCGCAGTGATGGAAGGTCCCATGTCTATACCACCCCACCGCGCAGAACACAATTTATATCTGAGATACCATCTCACACTCGAAGGTACGAGTACACTCGATACCGAATACGAGACACACGAGCACAAGGCGGGCGAAGATTTGTTATTTGATCACTCGAGATACCATAAAGTTGAAAAGACCACGGATGATAGAAGAATTGTGTTGATACTCGACATTAAAAGATTCTAAATTATGAGATGATGCCTACACACAGCCTCGTATGTTTCACATCCACCTACGAGTTCTAATTCATTTGTGTCTACGAGACGTTTTGTAAATGGACCTGGTGTCCCGTCTTTACAACGCATACACAACGCTGATAACTTCGTCACGCTATCGGAGATGGGTATACAATCTATGACTTCACCAAATTTTTCTTGTTTATAATCTGCATCTAGTCCTGCGAGTATGATCGTCTTATTTAGAAAAATGCACATCTGTACAAATCCCTTCAGATTAACAAAAAACTGAGCTTCGTCCACAGCGACGACATCTGAATCACAGAAATTTTTATCCAATAGCGCATCTGCGAGTTTGTTTACTTTGAGACAATCGAAATCAATACCATCATGACTATGTATGACGTCCTTTTCTGATCTCGTGTCTTTCGACGAGTTTATCACAGATATGCTTTTACCGAGAACTTTGTATCTCTTCAGACGTCGGATGAGTTCCGACGTCTTACCTGAGAACATATTACCTATGATTATCTCAACACTCATCTTATATGATTTTGGTGTCTTTTGTTTAACTAAGTCAACATGTGAGTTATATAAAATCAAACATGTTTCACAGGGCTTCTTATAAGGGAAGAGAGGGTGTTTATTTTCAAAATTCAGGAAAAGTGTGTTTTGAAAATAAAATTTTTGATAGCATTGCAGACGCAATTAAATTTTTCGGAAGATAAAGTATGACGAAGATCATCACGGCGAACTTCCTTATCTGGAAGGGTATGGATTTACAGAGTGAATCCAGGACGAAGAGACCCAAGATCAAATTAAAGGGTAAATATGAATGTCCAGCGTGTTTGGACAAACATAAAATTTATTGTCCGGATACGGATTCATATAGGAAATGTAGACGCTGTGATGGATCTCGCATCATTAATTATGATTGGTTTGATTAAATTATATGTAATAAATAAGATGACCCTCACTGATCAGGAAATATCTAAGAAGATTCGTGAACTGCGAAAAATGAAGGGTCCAGTATACGCACCCCTTAAATATTTCAGAGGGCTCAAGACACTCAAGGATGTAGAAACTAGGTACATGAAAATGAAAAAGAAGACATATACGAAATTTTCTACCGATAAAGGCGTGAAGACACGCACCTCTTCGTACACGAAACGATTCCGCGAAAAATACCCGAACGCAAAATCCCTCCCCGAAATAGCGAAGGCGACGAAGATACCATTGAAGACACTGAGAACCGTATACGATCGAGGTCTTGCCGCGTGGAGAACCGGGCACCGACCTGGTGCTTCTCCACAGGCGTGGGCCTATGCGAGAGTGCATAGTTTTGTGATGAAAGGGAAGACGTATTACACAGCGGACCGGGATCTGGTTTGAGCACCTCTCATTAAACTCGCAACTGTTTTAGCGCTGGGCGTCTTCGCGGTCTTCGCGGTCTTCACGGTCTTCGCGGTCTTCACGGTCTTCGCGGTCTTCACGGTCTTCGCGGTTTTCACGGTCTTCGC